ATCGTCAACACTGATAACATGGTAGGTAAGTGAGGATTGGTTGACATCATATGAAACAATAAGGTCAAGCTTACCTGTAGCTTGTCCTCCTGTGTGACTAGGGTCTGTTATAAACCAATATATGGTCTCTTCAGCACCATCCTCATACGCACCGATACACTTTGCATTATCGCTTAGTGGTTGGTTGTCATACTCTATAAAAGTAAGCCTTGTGTTACCTTTTGAGTTTTCTACAGATCCTATCTCAGATAATTCAGTAGAGCCTATCCTTACATTGAGTGCATCTATATATTCTCCATTGGGAACAAGTCTCTCATCTAAAGACTTATTCATCTTACCCTTGATGAAATTTCTCTGTAGTTTTGCCATATTATTTAATCCACTTATCCTGACCTCTCATATTCATTAGAAGCCTACCTGGATGTATATTGCTTAATCTTATTTTTGAGTTCCTTAGAAGTGCTGTCTTCTTTTTCATTGCCCTACGGACAACATATTCCTGCACCCCTAATTTAGCGTCTAGTATTGAATATGTGATGTACGCATATACAAACTCTTCAAATAACTTATTTACAGTTATTAGGCTATCATCACCATTCTCCATGCCATCAGAGATGTACTCTAGTATACACTTCTCGTCAGCCATTGTAGAATCAAAGTTTATAACACCTCTCTTTCTGTCAATAGTAAATGTAGGATTGGCATTTGCTGTCTCTGTATTTAGTCCGAATCTCGCTCCAACGTGATAATCAAAGTACCAATACCCATCACAGCAATATCCCTCTAAGCCATCAAACTGACTGTTCTGATTTAGGTATATGCTCTTCTTTGTTCCTTTGATCCTATCTATATCTATAGTAGAATACTCTGGCTTCAGTACATTACCTGATTCATCAAATAAAAGATTGCAGTCATTATCCTGAAGATAACCGACTGCTGTATTTGTCTGTATATTCTCTGTAAGTGGTCTTAGAACGCCATCTTTATATATAGATATTCTAACCCAATTTACATAGTCAGATGGAAGTACAAACCTCAAACTGTCACATACATCAAGCTCCAATACCTTTACCTCCTTGAATGCATCGTAGTTCAACTCTTGGATTGCTCTCTTTGCGTGGAATAAGATCTTGTATCTATTCTCATTATTAACCAAAGAGTGATTGCCATGGTACATTAACTGATAGTTGTTTACAATGTCATATAGACTAACATACTGATATGACCCCCAATTTTGGTCTGTAGGAGAAGCACCTGCGTTCTCGTAGTACTGGTATTGTGATATATATGCCATTATTTTTTCTCTTGTGTGTTTTGTTGTTCTTCAGCCTTCGCAAACTGGATAGCCTGTATCTCTCTTATCTCCATACCTGCCATCTGAAGTATCTTTAGAATCAGATCGTACTCATCATCTATAGATAACTCAAAGTCTTGGTAATCAGCGATAGATTGATTAAATGCAGGCTCTCCGTTTGGAAGTGTTGAATATGTCCATTTAGGGTCTTTCGGGTATCTTATATACTGAGCCTGAACCTGGCTTGCAGTATTTATCGTACTTGGAAAAACTTCTATAGTGCTACCATTCTGTACATAGGCAGGAAACTTTTCAGTAGGTGCTGTAAGTAGAGAGTTGTTCAACATTGTAATGTTGCTGTGGCTAACTTTCTCAGCCTCACCTAAGAACGATCCATCTACAGCGTAGCATAGAACCTTATTTATTAAATAATAGTCATCTCCTGTGGTTATTTGAGATGGCAGAAAAAAGGAATTTAAAACATCTTGAGTCAAGAACTTTGTCTCAGACAAACTATCTATTACCTCCTCGTACTGCTTCTTTATGTCAGCGTATCCAGTGCCTGAAGTTCTTGCGTTCTCTTTGTTTACTTGATAGTTATAATCCTTAAAGTAATCATCAAAAATATCAAGCTGTGCTTGCTTTGCATAAAGATTAAAGTCAGCAGGAGAAATATATCCGTAGTTATTCTTATTTAAAATTGAAAGAACCGTTCTTCTTACTGAATCTATCATAGTCTTTTTTTACAAATATACAAAAAAAAAGAGAGGCACGATCACACCCCTCTTTAAACAAAATACAACAGATGAGTGTTAGATTTGCTTTTCTAAATATTCCAATACAGGTATGCCATCATCTGTCTTCAAGTAAGAAAACAAAGTTGTTATGGCATCATCTCCGTAAGCAACATTTATCAATTTCTTTTTATTTCCCTTGGTATTAAACCAGATCTCTTTGTCTTTATTTCTTGTGGTCAATATCCCCTCTGAGAAAAACAATTTACACTTTGATTTTAAGTTAATATCAGAGTCGTTCACTAAATTTAAGAAATCCTCTGGATAGTTTCTAGCATATACTATAATATCTCTCTTTAATTCAGATGTAGAGACCTTAGAAATATCTCTGTTCATTATTATCCTACCTACCATTTCAAGCTGCTCTATAGACAAGCTCTTGGCTTCTATGAGGGCATCTACTTCTAGGTTGATGATTTCTAATTCCTCTTCAGCGTCTTTCTTGCCATCTACCATCTCAAACTTCTTTCCGTTCATTGGATGAAGATCTAAGAACTGCTGTAGTACAGGATTTGTTCTTGGTACTCTCAAAAATCCATCTGTAAAGATTACTGGCTCTAGTATAGCGTTTCCATCTTGTTCATCCTCAAAAGGACTCTTCTGATTTCTTGCGTATCTAATTGGTCTGTTAATTCCTTTCTCTTCATCAAAATACAAAAGAGGTGTCCTAGATGTACTCCTCGTTGGTATTATAAAAGATAGTGGTGCATTGTTTCTCGTAAGGCGATATACCTTATCTTCTAAAATTTTAGCTTTCATTATATTAAATTTTTAAAAAAGGGGCATCCCGAAGGACACCCCATATGGAAAATGATTAATCTTCAAAGATTACGAAGTTGTTTGCTCCCATTACACATACTGCTCTCTCAGACAAGAAGTGTACCTCCATTGCATCAAGATCGTTAGTCATAGCACCGCCAGCAGAACCTGTCATCCAAGTTTTGTATCTTCTGTCCTCAGATTGAGAAGCACGATATCTAACGTGAAGGAATGGTCTCTTAGCGTTTTTGCCTAGAATTTGGTCGTAAACAGTAGTAGTACCTGCTGGAACTAATAGTCCGTTAATACCACCTGTACCTGCTGCTAAACCTCCTCTCATTGTAGGATCGTTAAGATATTTCCAATCTGTTTTATAGAAATCATATCCTCTACGGAATCCTGAGAATCCAAGGTTTAGAGCCATTTGCTCAGAGTTGTCAAACAGACCATAAGAAGTACCACCTGCACCATAAGAGTTCTGAGCAGCCAACATATCGTCAATTGCAAAAGTCATTTCTCTGTTTACGAATAGTACATTCTCTTCGATAGCTCCTTGAGCATCAAGTCTTGTGATGATGGTATCAAAATCCGTAAGAGCATTAGGGATACCACCTGCCCATACGTTACCTCTTGTTTGAACAGCGTTGAAGATACCTTCAGTTCCTGTAAATCCTGCTGCTAATGCACCTGAACCTGCACCTGCTGGAACTGCTTCGATCATAGCTGTCTCAAGGTAGTCGTCAAAACGTAGACGAGTCTCATGCTCAGATTTCAAGTACCATAGGTATCCTGTAGCACCATTCTCTGTGCTTACCTCAACCCATCCGATTTGAGTCATGTCAGAACCAGTCACTTGGTATTTGTCTTTCAAGATGATAGGCTTGTTCTCAAAGATAGTAGAATCTCCTTCCAAAGAACCATCCATACCTGCTGTTCCTTTAGCGAACTCAGATCCATAAACAAATACTGTTACATCAGAATTACCAACACCTGTACCAGCAGCAACTAGACCACCTGCTTCGTAGAAAGAAGCAGTGAAAGTGTTAGTTGTAACAGCAGTTACGATACCTTTGTTTACACCTGCACCTGAGTTGAAAGAGATAAGAACTGTCTGTCCTACTCTGATAGCAATATCAGGAGTACCCAAAGCACCTGCTGTAGAGGAGATGTTTTTGTCAGCAACAACACCTGCTGGATAACCACCTGGAGTAGTAAGGTTATCGTTTACTGTAAATGTTGCTGTAGTAGCACCTGCGAGTGTAGCAGCAGGAATACCTACTTGAGTATAAGAAACGTGCAATCTTCCTTGCTCTGCCCATTTGATAAGGTCAGACTCGCAAGGCATCTCAGCTCCTACAAGTCTAAGGAAAGATGCTACTGAACGATTTCCATATCTCTCAAACTCTTTCTCGTAAGTGTCTGGTAGATACTGATTCAAGAAATCAAAGTTAGTAATATAATTTGTTGACAATGCAATCTGCGTTGCCGATGGTTGCAACCCAAACGTGGGTAATGCACTAAATGAACCTGCCATTGTTATTCTTTTTTAATAGTTTTCTAATTTTTTTTGTTTTTAATTTTCAAGCCACGACTCGAAGGTTGACTCATAGCTTTAATCTTCATGCCTCCTTTAGAAGTAACTTCAGGTGTTCTGCGTTCACTCATGTTTACATTTTTTGTCTTACGCATAACATCTTCGGTAGCTTCAGATTTACCTTGCTCATAAAAGAACTTGGCAAACTTTTCAGGATTCATTGCAACTGCTAACGCTCGGTGGTATCCAACTGTGTCTTTCAAAAGTCCAGATTCATCCAAGTACTTCATAACGAAGTTCATTGGGTTTGATTGGGACTTCTTCAGCTCTTCAGCAGATCCAGGTGAAAAGGTGATGTTTTTGTCGTTCAAGTTAAATTCAAAACCTTTGAACTCTTTACTAAACAATTCATCTGTCTTCTCGGTGAACCAAGATTGTCTCCTCTTGTTCTCCTCTTGCTGAGTTTTAGCAGATTCCATATATTCACGATAAGCTTTCAAACCCTCCTCTTGCTCTTGAGTTAAACCTCCACTTGACTCAAGTGGCTGCTTGAAAAACTCCTTTTGCTTTTCAAAGTGCTTTTTCGCTTTCGATAATACCTTTTTCTTTGCTAGTTTTTTCTTTTTGATTTCAGATTCATCATCAATGTCTTCATCGTACATGAAGTCTTCCATCATAATTTCAATATCATCATCATCTAAGCCCTCTTCAGTGGCTCTATAATATTCTTTTAGCAAAGAATCTTCTTCTATAGAATCAAAGTCTCTGTTCAAACGAACATAATCTTCAATTCCTCTACCTGTTTCTTTTTTGTATTTTAGGTAAGCAGATACATCATCTGGAAGTTCTGTCTCTTCTCTCTTAGACATTATCTCATCAAACGAGTTAATCTCCCTTCCGTACTTGTTACCTAAAAACTGTAGAACTTTTTCTTCGGTCAATGAATTATCTTCATTTTCTTCACTTTCTCTAACATCTACTTCCTCTTGTTGCTCTTCGTGCTTGTCAAGGATTTCTTGCTCTCTTTCAGCTAAAGACTTTTCTTCATTGTCACCTAATTCTCTTACTTTAAATTCCATTTCATTATAATTTTATACAAAGTTAATAAAAAATTTTTTATCTAGGATTAAACTCCGCCAAATCGAATCCATCTAGACTATCTTCGTTAGACTCAAACTTCTGTGGAGGCAGGTTGTTCTTCCTTTGGTTTATAAGTTTTGACTGCTCCGAGTTCTGTTGGCTAATCCTTTTAGACTTAGCATCTTCTCTAGACTTCTCTCTTCCAGAAAGAGCTTCGTTCTGCATACTATGTATCTGTTGGTTATATTGGAACTCTTTCTCCATTAGCATTCCTTTAATCTCTGCTTCCGCTTTCATCTTCTCAATGTTCATAGCCACCTCTGCTTGTAGTATCTGCATCTTAGCACGAGTCTCCATCTCTAACTTCTGCATCGCTGTCTGTGCTGCAAGCTGCTGAGACTGCTGCTGCATTTGAGACTGCATCTGCTGTTGTTGCATCGCCATCTTTTCTTCACGCTCTTGCTTTGCAGTCCTCTTTACTTTTAAAAGCTGATTGGCAAGTTTTATGTTCTTTATCTCTCTGATGTCTATAGCATCCTCAAGGTTTATATCTCCTTTAGATAGTGCCATTTGAATATTAGCCTCTAGCTGTGCTTGCTCCTCTTCGTCTGGAGACACCTCTATGAATATACCAAAGTCGTAGATATACAAATCAGAAATTTCGTTTAGTATACTTACGTTGTACTTGCCAATCTTATTAGCAAAGTCATCTTTAAAATCAGCATACTCTAAGATGTCAGCTATTCTACAAGATACCGCCTCTGCTAATGTCTTGTATATGTATAGACTACCATCTAATATATGTCTTGTTGCTGTATTTGAATTTAATGCAGCAAGCTTCTGTACACCAACTAAAGCATTAGGATCAGGAGTAGAGCCATCTCTTGCTTCGTTCAAACCTGTTACGTTTCTGATTTGATTTAAGTAGTGGTTGTAGTTAGATATCAGCATCTGAGTTTTTCCTGCTCCAGAGTTAGATGTTAACTGCTGAATTGGAACTCTTGCGTTATTAAACTCTCCATCCTGTGTATAGCTCCTTCCGATTACACTACCTGTTTGGAAATATAATCTAAGTGCATCTTCAGGATTATATGCAGCACCTGTACCAAGGTCTACCTCGTTTAACCCATCAGCATCTATAAACACACCATCTGGAACTACTCTAGCAATAACCTGCTGTAGTTTCAAGTGTGTAATTTGAATAAGGTCAGCAAAAGGTATCATCCTTCTTACTAAAGACTCTACAACACCCTTATACATCCTTGGGGCTGAAGCTATATAGTTTGGCATAGCGTGTTGAGAGGAAGACTTAGGTCTTACCATATTCTCAGCAAGCTCCCATTTAAGAATAATATTAGTCCCCATAACCATAATACCCTCGTACCAAACATCAATGGTCTTTGATATTTTTTCAAAGTTACCTTCCTCCATCATTTCTTCAGGTGGATTGAACTGATCATCTTTTTCTATAACTCTTGACCCACCACCCTCAAGTATTTTCTTTTTATAAACAAACTTCTTAGTGGTTTTGTAGTTAAAGTATAGGAGTGTACAAGTGTCCTTATAGAATATATCATTGTCATAGAACTGAGCAACATTATAGTAGTCGTACCAACTTTGACTATACTCAGATATTTCTTTTAGGTCTTGCTGAGTTAGTGACTGATCTATTTTTAGAAGCTCTGTTAAAGGTACTGTCTTTACCTCTCCCCAATAAAAGCAATCCTTAAACTGAGGATCTTCAGTATAGCTATATACTACATTTGCAGGGTCTACATAAGAAAGCTTTACGCCTGCCCCTGGAAGAAACTCATGCTTTGCAACTCCAATACCCACTACTGTTAGGTCGTAGTCTAATCTCTTTCTTAGGTCGTAGTAGTTATTCTCTTCAAAGATAGTATCTATAGCCTCCTCTTCAGCAATCTCTATAGCTGGCTTGTAATGAAGGTTCATATACAACGAAAGCTCTTCGTCATTACTTGGAAGCTCTTCAGGTGGCATAACAAAAGGATCTACACCTGATTCATCTTTAATGATAGTCAAGATATCTTTAGAAAGCATCTGACCCTCTACCATATCTTGATACTTATTCTTTTTTGCCTGAGACAAAGCATCCTGTGCTTGAGCCTTTGCTTTAAATAGTCTATTAGACATTCCATTTACTACGATGTCTACAAACTTCGGAAGGATAGGAACAGGAGTCCAGTCTAGGTTTAGGTAAGAAAGATCCCCATCTACAGCAAGCTCATCTTTATATTTTCTTATAGACTGCTCACCTCTTGCATACAGCCTTAGATTATGGAACTGTCTCCACTGATCATAGAATCTACAATTAGAGCCATCTCTTTTGAACCATTCATACTGTATCGCTTGACCCACTTGCAATCCAAATTCTGCTGTCTTTTTTTCGGCATCAGAAACGAATTGACTAGGGAAGCCTTGTGGGGATATGTTTACTACTACCTCTTTCATTACCTTATTATTTCGCTGGTTATTCCTTTATTATTATATCTTGCAAAGTTAACACTTATTTTTGACTGCTTTTTTTCAGGTGTATATAGGTGCTTTTGATTCGCCATTATAGCAAGACCTGAACTGATCGTAGCATCAAACTTTGTTCTGTTGTTAATGTCAAACTTAGCCCAATCTTCTAGTGTCCTGTTAAATGGCATATCTCCTATCTCATCAGAAGGTCTGTTGATAGATTCTAAATCGAATCCAACGTACTTCTCTATATACGACTCTATCGCAGAGGCATGAGCCTGTTTTACAGCCTCTGAACTATTTGGTATTCCTCCAAGCTCTTTTTCTGTCCTTGATAGCTTTGAGTATGTCTTGTCTGGTCTGTTCATACTAAACCCTCTGTAGCCTCTGTTTTTTAAATGATACAAAAGCCTGGGTTTGTTATTCTCTACCAATACGGGCATCCCATAGAACACACACGCCATAAGGACTTCTTCAAAGAATATCTCTGCTGTCTGTGGTCTAGCTACATACTGTAAGAAAAACTGATTTACAGGTGCTTCATCCATATGGAACTTTGTCATTCCATGTAACGCACCATTTGATCCACCGCCCCCTACTACTCCAGAGATGTCATAACTATCACACCCAAAAGAACCAATATGCTCATTGCCTGGATACTTCATGCCATTCTTTACATGGACATTGTTCTGTAGTCTTGAGTTCGGAGTCCAAGACACTAAGAACCTTCCACTTTTATTTGGTGTAAATATTACTCTAGAATCTTTTATTCCATTCTCCCAATAGAAGTTCCCTCTTGTCGTGATATGATCATTTATCATCGCATCATTAAAGTCTATCTGTTGGTATATCTTAGATAAATTAAATATAGACGCTTTGCTCTCATCTCTAAATGCATGAGACTCTGTCCTTGGAAACTGTCTATAAAACTCATTTAGAGCATCAGCATCTCCTTTTAAAGAATCTACCTCTGCCTCCCAATAGTCTATAGCACCCTGCTCTATCCATTCATCATCTACACCTCTTACTGGCTTCTCTGGAGTCTTAAAAACGGGCATCCCATATCTATCTATAAATCCTTCTAGATTCCACTCCATAGGTATGAATAAACTATATAGTCCAGACTTTGTCTGTCCGTTTGCGTTCCTTTTTGTAGATAATGAATCGTAGTATAGTTTCTTGAAATTAGAACCCCCTTTATCTAAGGCATTGCAGGTAGAACCCATCATACACTTACCTATAATCTTTCTACCTAGTCGAAGACAGGTCTTTGTTACCTTCCAGTTGTTTAGGATGTTATTGGGCTTTATCCACTTGCCACTCTCATCATGTGCTAAGAATAACATCTTTTCACCATCGTAAGAGTTGTCATCGGTATTCTTCCAATCTATTGTCGTATCAAGTCCATCAATGTCACTCTTCTTGTCATCGTACATATTCTTCTTGGTGATCTTTGAAGCAGGTACTCTGAACGCAAGTTCTGTCTTTGGTCTATCCATACCATCCTGTATGGGTTTAAAAAAGAAAGGAAGTTTACTTGCTATAGGAACAACTTTATCTGTAAACATCTTTTTTGCATCAGCACCTGTCTTGGATAGTATACCTATCCTTGAATCTCTTGCTAACGTACCTATGTTTACACACTCAGAAGAAGACATATACGAGAAACCCGAACGTCTTATCTTTAGGTACACTTGACCAAAACATCTATTGTCAGCCTTGCAAGCTTCCCAAAATATATAGAATATTCTGTTAGCCTCTCTAAAGTCTGGATACCCAACATCAATACTTGACCACTGCAAGTACATATAGTGAGATCCTGTTATATATGTTGGAGTACCATTGTTCATAAACCAATGCCCATAGTCTCTTCGGTCAAACTCTTCCTCTATATAATCTACCCACTTTGCCTTAAACTCATTGGGCATTGAGTTCCATTGGAATATGGAGTTTATTTTCTTTAGCTGTGCTGGCTCTTCTTCTCGCTCCCAATATTGGTCCTTCTTTGAGCTAGACCTAGAGCTGCAATAGTTTGGTGTTGCAGGGAGTGCTATCAACAGACCTTTTATGCTTATAATCTGACCTATAGTTCCATTCTTAGATATGACTACAATATCATACTCTTTGTTGTAGCCATAGTCCCAAACCTTACTGCGATTCTTTCTTTTTATCACAGCAGGATCTATGTAATCATCTACTACAAGGTATAAACTATTTTGATCTTCGTTCTGCAAATCCTTGCTTTGTTTTTATGTTTTCAGCAAATTTTTTAGTAGAGTCTATTTTACTTTGTTCTTCTTCTATTTTTTCCAAGATAGCAAAAGCATCAAATATCGCAAGCTTTTTAGTAGCTGCTGCATTCTTTAATCTATCAGCAGCCAACTCATCTTCAGGATTAGGTTTTATAATCTCCTCTTCAGCAACCTTGATTAAATGTTCGACTGCTTTGTACCCTGCGTTTATTATTCTTAGTTTTCTATCTTTCATATAACCATTGATATCTGATGATCGTACAATCTGTACATCCTCTCTCCATCTACATTAAATTCATAGTTGCATCCAGGTTTATACCCCACTATCATCCCCTCCTCTACACCTTTGGACTTTAGGTACTCATTAGGGTATGCCATACGCCCCATTAGAGGTTCTTCCTTATCGTTTGTATCTATAGACTTTTTAATCTTTTCTATAGGTCTCAAAAAGCAATACTTGTCATAAGCAATCCATCTACCACTCTTCTTATACATAAAGAACTGATCTGGATCAACAAAGAACGTATCCTCTTTCAAAAAACTTCTACCACTCTTCTTCCTTCCGTACATATCATTGTAAAACTTAAATACGTTGTGATGTACTAAAAGAATATCTCCAACCTCTATGTCTCCACTGTACCCCAATGGAAGCTCTATAACCTCTGCCATCCTATTCGATGCCTTATGGTTCTCTTCAGAAGTATTAATGATTAGATCAATACCTCCGATGTTTTTCTTGTTCACATACCTAGTACCCCCCACTGGCTTTACAATAAAACTAAAAGGTGACCTCATATTAAAAGTTTATATTATACTCAACACAAGATGGCATAGCTACATTGAAGCTTTTCCATAGAACAACCTCTCCTTCTCTTTCTATCCATATCTTTAAATCACCATCATCCTTTTGTATAAGGTGTATAGTGTAACTGCTGTTTAGAACCTTCTGTCCTACAACATAGGTCATACTAGACTTATAGTCTGGACCAACAGATATTTTTCTAATATGCGATGACATTAGTAGACTATTTGTAAACTTCCTGTAGGAGTTCTATATACATCATTTGGAACTAGCCCACCAGCTAATGCAGAAGCATTATCTAAATATGCACTAAGGTTTGTCATCTTCATATTGTCTACCCTAAGATCATTTATAGTAGCACTACCTGTAAGCACCATAGATTGAGCAGAAGAGTTTCCTGCTGTTAAAACATCATCTAGGGTTGCAGCAGTTGCCAATCCAAGGATATCAGATATCAAAAAATTCTTAGTAACATTAGATGGAGAGCCATCTACAGACGTTCCAATTACTTTGTCATCTAGTGCTACTGGACTTGCGTTGTCATAAGTACTTATCTTTGCCATTATGATTCTTTTTGTTTGACCTCCCCAGTCTCTATATTGATTACTGAGTTTAGTCCATATTTACTAATTAGTTCCTGTTCTTTTTTTTCCATCTGCACCTGCAACATATCAATCTGTTTGAAGATATTGTTTTTCTTTAACTCAAGATCTCCGAGCATAGACTTTGCTGCATTAAGTTTAGATGTAGCTTCTTTGATAAAATTTAATTCTTCTTCTTCTAGTTTCATAATAATGAAATTAATAAGGAGGTGGTAAGTCCTATTGTAAGAACTCCACCACCCACTAGGCTTATAATTGTATTTGTTTTTGATTTTTTGTACTTCTTTTTGTAAGATTCTACAAGCTCTTCGTTTATAACAATTAGTTGTTTATACTCTTTAGAGACTATCTCAAGGTTTTTAATCTGCTCGTCTTTATTTAGGATCAGTCTATCTTGTGTCTTCATATATTCAGACTGATATCCTGTAAGCATAATGCAAGAATCTTGAAACGCTATATATTCCTTTTCTAATTTTTTTAAAACCTCAAAGCTGTCCAACTGAGATATTACCCTAACGAGTATGTCTCTCTCAATTAAAACCTCTTGACAGTCTGCGGATAATGGCTTGATCAGTACTATCCCTATAATTAAAATTAGTATACGTTTCATTAAGTCTTTGTATTTCTTTGTTTATTCGTTCTAAACTCTTCTTGTTGTTTGGTATCTTCTCTTTTAAAGAATCTATTTTGTTATACAATATAATGTTTTCTTCACTCAATGCTTTAAACTCATCCTCTAAAACTCTTAAAGAAGACTCTATGTCTCCTTTCACTCTATCATAATCAAACTCCTCTGGTTTCTTTTTCAGTAGCACTATTAGAAACAATATCAATATAAATACTGACTGAACAATGAACACAAGATGTGTAGCACTTAGTCTCATTTAGAAAAATCTAAAAATGTCTTTATACTGCTAAATATCCATTTTGCAATCTGATCTCTCCCTTCCTTGGTCATTAAATATTCCTTACACTCTTTCTCTGTATCCATAAAGAAACATTCAATAAGCACAGCAGGCATGGCAGTATTTTTAATTACATAAAAATCTTTCTTCTTTACACCCCTCCACCTTTCGTTTGGAAAAAATGTAGGGTACTGATCTGCAATCTCGTTAGCAAAAGCAGTGCTAGTACTACTACAATTCTCAGCAGTAAACACCTCGCATCCTGTGCCTCCTCCTGCATTAGCATGAATGCTTATATATAAAGAGTCGCTTTTATATGTATTCGCATATCCTACTCTATCCCCTAATGATAAATCTGTCTGCTGTGGGTTTATGTCTACATAAGAAACGCCAACGTTTTGTAGCAGCTCCATAACTCTAGACTTAATAGCTCTATTGAACTCCCCTTCATAAAGAATAGATCCATCCTCCCATTCAGGTGAACGTTTTCCTTGGGTTTGATATCTCCCATTAATCATTCCTCCATGTCCAGCGTCTAACAGTATTGTTTTAATCATTCTTTTTGTCGCACTTCTTTTTTAACTTTTCAATCCTTTCTTTTTGCTTTAGAATAAACTCCTCTAATTTAGCCAAGTGTTGATGTTGTTCTTGAACAGTCATAGTTTTAAATTTTAATCTAATAATCTCAGCTTATTTTCCAGCAATGTTTTTACCTCTGATAGATTTGGTTTGATATCAGAAATAAGTGTTTGTATTGTTTGAAAAGCTGAACTTGTATCTTCTAATGCTTTAAGGGTTTCAAGGTCTCTTTCTTTGATATAGTTATTTACTTCCTTCAACTCATTAGTATGTTTATTCGTAAGTTCGGTAATTTGCTGTATATGTGCAAGCCTTTCCTCCTGTGTTTCTTTTTTTGTTTCACGCTTTTCAGCCCAAAGCACATAGAGTCCGATACCCATTACGATAATAACAGGGGTTTGTTCCAAGAGTTTTAGTAAGAGTTCATCCATTTTTTATTAGTTGAATTGTGCTAAGTAATCGGTTACCATCTGGATGTATTTATCTTTTCTTTCTTGTGTAAAGACTTCATCCACAGGAATATTTGGAAGATGCACATTAATTGATTCAATTGCACCAGTTTGTGCAAAGGCAAGAATGTCTCTAAACTTGACAAGTATGGCATCGTTTTGTTCTTGTGTTGTACCCATAATTCTATTGTCCTCAACAAATACAAAAACAAGGTCTTGTCCGAACTGCATATCCATAGTCAACCTTTCTTGGATTGTTGGTGGAGTATAAGGAGCATAATATTCTGCTGTGTATCCCTCTCCTAATGAAT